CGATATTAGCTCCCTTCTCGAGCCCTTCGCCCCAATCCCAAATCTTCTTAATCTCCGAGAAGCCATAGCCACAAATTTCGTCTTGCGTCTTGGGATACGCCCAGCCATGAACTATAGCAAAGTAGGTCTCGTAGCCATCCCTCCCGAATCTTAACGCATGCTCCAAGCCTAAATTGGTATCAACCACCAATATCTTATCCTCCGCCTCTCCTTCAGAGCCTTTAAGCACCACAACCTTGCTAATTAACTCCTTGATCTTAGGCACGTTTATGCCCTCGCTAACGATGTAGAAAAGTTCCCTAGCATAAGGTTTCATCCTTTCCGGGTGCCACTCGTGTTTCATCTCGCCTCTAGCTTTCCTCCTTTCAATTTCCTTATAAATCAACCGGGCAACGTTGATTATGTCCTCTAGCGAGTATTTCAGCTTCCCGCCTCTCTTTTTGGTTGCATACCAAGCGCATAGAATCCTAAAGTCGTCAGCTAGCTGCTCATTCGTAGCTTTCCTTGGGTCGTAGTTATGCAAGTCCTTAATTAGCTCAACGGGCTCAAACTCGATATCGAAGCCCCGTAAGAACTCGATCCTCTTCACGAACGTCTGAGCTCCTTTGGGCAACTTAATCGGCTTTGGCTCCTTATAGGGCTTAAACTCGAACTCGTAGGCATAAAGCTTAGTGAAGTTACCCCACCACTCCTCGGCTTCCTCATCCGAAATCTTGTGCTTCGCCCTCAGCTTTTCGAACTCTTCACGAGTGATCGGGTAGGCCTTCGTGAGCCTTATTAAGCCATAGCACTTCTCGTTATCTACCAAGTAAAGGTCGCGATCAAGCATGTTCTTGAACAGCCGCTTCTTGACTATCAACTTCTTCTCGCCCTTGTAGATAAGCTCGGCATGCGGTTTTACTAAGTAAAGCGCCTCCATCATTGGCTTCCTGTCTAGCTCGAAGTTGGTAATGAGCAACTCCTGCCTCCCATAGTTCGGGCCCTTCTGCATAGTCCTATAGCCAACCACTCGATAAATGTGAAAGTCCGAAAACAACTCACGAATCCAGGGCAAGTTGTTCACGGAAAGCACGAATTTGCCTTTTAGCTTGGTGAGCCTATCATGCAGCTCCTCGTACTCCTTCTCGGCGTTCTTATAGAACGAGCCTTTCTCTAAAGGCCATTCCTCAGGATAAGGCGGATCGAGATAAAAGAACGTGTCCTCAGAATCGAATTCTTCGAGCAGCTGTCTGTAATCGGCGCACCTTATCGTTACATTTTGCAGTCTCTCTTTCACTCTTGACAAGTTATCGAAGAACGCGTCCCCAACCCATTCATTAGGCGATTTCTGTGCAAAACCTTTAGGTGCGCCTCCCTTCCCAAAGCTATAGCGGTTCAGATAAATGAAGCGATAGAATCTCTCCACGTCGTCTTTGGGCTGTTTCGCAGCTAACTCCTCGAACTTTTCTTTCTTGGGTGTCCAATCCAGCTGCTTTAATCTCCGCAACTTTTCCTCAGTCAAATTCTTTACGAACCTGTAAGCGAATGCAATATCGGAATCTAAATCGCCTAGCACTTCCTTCTCGGACACGAACTCAGGCTTCTTGAAGAATACGGCAGCAGCTCCAGCAAACGGCTCCACATAGATGCGATGAGGTGGGATCCTCTCGACTATCTTAGATGCTAAATGAAGCTTGCCTCCCGGACTACCGAAGAACTGATGCACGTTCTCGACTATCCCATCAAAACTCATAGCTAAGAAGCTCGTTTCCCTAAGCTCAAGCTCCCTTTCCAAATCAACTTCCATTCCATCGAAGCTCAAATGCACCTCGCTTTCACAGTCGTCCTTAATCTGGTACCAATAATCTCGAACCAAATTCACGCTCTCTCTATAGGTCGGGAAGGTATGCCCGAGCTGGGTTAGTATTGCTGCCTTAGGCTCATATTTCTTCACAACTTGCAAAGCTTGGGTCACGTTATTGTGCCCCCGAATGCACCTGCCCGTCGCTTCAATCGAGCCGTCTTCCTTACGCTTCAAGTTGTTGATCGCCGCATCTATAATTAGCAAGTCAGCCCTGGAAAAATACTTCTCGCTCTCCTTCGGAATAGCCTCAAAGTCCTCGGCATACACGAAGCTTTGAGCGTTAGTAACGAAGTAGGCGAAAGTTGGAAATTTCCTGCCAGTCGGGAATGGCTCCGCGTGGATGACCCGAAAAGGCACAACCTTTAAGCCGCAAATCATGATGGGCACATCGCATCTAGCTATGGCTTCGTTAAACTGACTCAACGACTGCTCGGAAAACTTCTCCCGAATTACGTTCCAAGTTTGCCTCGACGCATAGAGATTAATGACCTTATCCGCCTCCTTGAGCCAAGAATTCAGCGTTGGGATCCCGCCTATGCAATCCTTATGCCCGTGGGTTATGAAAACGGCCTTAAGTTTCTCGATAAAATCTTCCCGGCTACCGGGATAATTCCTTCTTACCTGCAACTCGATCTGAGGTGTGCAATCTATGAGCAAGTTGCCCACATCGGTCTCGATAAGCAAAGAAGAATTAGTCCTCGTGTTTCTCGCCCCTGGCCTTACCACAGGCTTAGTGGGTCCGGAACCGAGGAACAGTAGTTTCATCTTTCAGGCAAATTCTCCCACCGCCTTATCAAGTTCTCGAGCTTCTTATCGGGCTGAATTATCCCGGCTTTAGCATAAGACGCCAACCTATCAGCTTTCGAAGCTAAAGATTCGATCGAAATCTCCGGCCATTCAAGCTTCGGCACCTCATCGAAGCCCTTATCCTCAGCGATCTTGGTAAAGACTTGTTCCTCCAAGCTCTGCGATATGTTATTCTGAATCATGCTCAGCCTCTGATAGAAAAGAACCATAAGCTTGTCCAATATGGCTCGATTCATCGCCTCTCCTTTACCCGTCACAAGGCAAGCAGGCAAACCCAAGCCGGCTATCTCGGACTCCACGAAATACTCAATCTGCTCCCTCAGCCTCTCTGGGCCATGTTTCGGCTCGATTATCTCAGGCTGTACATAATCAGGGTAAGCAACAACGCTCCTCTCGTTAATGTCCTTAAACGCCTCGGCCGCCTGCCTCAGCAAGTTCTCAGTTGGATGCACAGTAGCGGAGCCAACCTTCACACCAAGCAAGAAATGACCCAGCCTATGAATAGCGAAAGAGAAGCCCTTCTCGGCATCTTGTTTACTTACCGCCGCGTTGTAAAGAGGCTCAATCAGCCCGACCCCATCAAAGCTATCCCCTATGGTAATGAAGGGCGTATGCATGATCTTCTCCTTGGGAATCAGAACAGCCCGCCTTCCCATCTGCATAACCTCATTGGGCTGCTTTGGGGCCCACCAGGGCAAATACTGAACGTAGGCAGCCGGTTCCTGATATTCATCGAACTCGATTCTACCCATGAAGGTGCGCTTGAAGTCCATATACTTCGGATCCCTATCGGGCAACTTTACTATGTCAGTCCCAGCCCGATTGTAGCAAATTTCGTTCCACGCGTTGCCGTAGATGAGCATGTTCTGGCAGATCTTAGGAATCACCCGCCTATAAAGAGAAACCTTCCTCGCCCACGCATCCATATACTTCTGCTCCCGCTTATTCGAGCAAACGATCCGAGGCGGGTTATACATGATGGTCTCGTAATACATGTTGATTCCGTTGAACACGTAAGGGTCGCTCAGGTAAATTTTCTCCAGCTCCTCAGGAGGTACTCGCCTAAGCTCCTCTCCGGTAGGTATTCCCAACGCAACCGGAACCAGATCCTTCGCATCCTCACTCAAGTAAAATATCGGGCCCCTAAATGGCATCTTGCACTCCTAATGCAATTAAGACCGAACCCAACAGCCACAAACAGCCTGAAACGAGTAACAACCCTCGATCATTACCTCTAGCGAGCAAATAAGCTAACGCAACCCTCTGCACAATTAACGAGCCGCCTATCAGATTCAAACCAATCAACAGAGCCAGCAAATTCATCTGCCCTAATTTAACATACGTAACGAGCCTTTAAATAGGCCCTAAAACTTCACCACAATCAACTCCTTAGGAACCGTGATGCTAGAGGCCGCTTGCAACGCTAAAGCCAAAGCCATCACACAATCATCATGCTTAGTCACGGTCTTATAAGTATCGAGCCCCGTTTTAGTCTTATCTGGATACAGCCCAGTCAGCTCATGAACCAACTTATCTGTCAAATTGAGCGTATACGGGCAATCCTTATGCCTTGGTATCACAATCTTCTGGTCCTTCATCGCATTAATCAATTGCCCCAGAATAGCGTTCCTATTCTGGGGCGTAAATTTGAAGCCTAAGGCGGGAACTCCATACTTATTACGAAGTTCCTCAACCACCGCACTACCGAACACGGACTCGTCAACTAGCATCTTAACGGGCTTAAACCTCTGCCATAGGGAAGCGAGATATTGAAGCTGCGTCCCGAAGTCCATTCCCTTATACCTCTCGATCCTCGAAATCAGCAGTTTATCCCCAATGCGCTTAAGCACCACGAACACCGAGTAGTCACCCTGAGGACTCATAGCCAAGTCGGCACCTATGTAATATTCGCCTCCTGCCTCGGCCTCATTCTCGAACCTATACTCCGGGTCCATGCACTTGATAATCACTTCATTCGGGATCGCCTGAGCCGCCTCGGAACGCAACTCAAGCAAGTATTCCCTAGCGAAGGCGATTTCACCCATTTCCTTCCTGATCCGCTCAAGCTTTGACATCGGAAACTTCTCCGGCCACAGAGGTTTGCCTTCAATGATGGCCGGGTACTTCTTCACCACGAAGCCCGAATTAGGCAGCTGGGCTCTAGCTAACAAATCGGTATCCGTCTTCGGCGTGCCAATTATACACAAATGCCCATCATGATGCGCCAACATAGGCAACAAAGTTCTCTCATAGATGCTCAAATCCTTCAAGCAGGAAGCTTCGTCAATCAAGCAGAAGTGCAAAGCCTCATAACCAAGCATGTTCTCGCTATACGGCTTACAAAATATCTTGCAGCCCGTAGCAAGGTGAATCTCGGTCTTAGTCCAAGAGTAGCCCCGATCAGGCGGGTATAAAACATGTAGCAACTCAACATCCTTAATCAACCTCCTCATCTCCCTTATATGCCTGCTCGATAGGCTCATATTGTGGGAAACGATCATGAAGTTCTTGTTCTCCTCATAGAAGCCCATCCACAGGTGGAATAACACAGCCAAAACGGTCGACTTGCCCGAGGAGCGGTGAGCAATTATACAGACGCGCTTATTGTTATAGTAAAGCTTAGCCCACTCCACATGAAACCACTTCAGCCTATAAGGGAACAACGCCTCAACCCAAAACTTAAAGTCGGTCGCCCCTCTGGCTATGAATTCCCTTATGCTCATCCCCGTCCTCTCCCTTATCATATCAACCGTTACCTTAACCATTTCGCCTTACTTCCGCTTCCTCACCCTGTGCCTAATCACCATCCTCGAATTTAACCGCGCTAACTCTTCCCCCGGCCTCTTCTTCTTAGGCCTCTTAAGCACCAAAACCAACGTATCAGCGTCCTTTATATCCTGCCACCTCACCTTTAGCTTCCCGATCTTATACAAGAAGTGCACCAAACTCTTAAATAGCTTAGCCCCACACTCAACCCTAATCTCCATCTTCCCCAAGACCCAGTAAGCCCAGGAGGCATTGCGCCTCCCGAGCCCACTAGGTAAGTAAAGACTGCGGACCCAGCGGGACTCATCTGCTCAGGTGGCCAACCCAGAGCTCCTCTCTCCACTAGGTAGATGGTTCTGTTGAGCCTGAGCCTGAGGCCTACTCCACACTAACTAAAACTAACTAAACTCGCTCCTCCCTCCGCTCTTACCTCGGCTCGTTCTTCACCTCGTTATTTACTTAGGAATTTCTCGCTTATATATTTGCTAGTTGATTCGATACGTGTTTCGATTACGTGTCTTGGGCGGGGGG